TATTCATTTACTTGTCAATACTCTATTATATATTATCATATACAATAACACTATATAGCGATATATCATAATCACTATGATAATAACTATATATAGTAAAAACTTTATAAAAATATTAAAATATTAACTATAACTACTTGACAAATACACTAAACTATACTATAATATAGTTAGCAAAGATAATAAGGTTAATTATAGAAATATTAAAGTAAAAAAATATGGAGGTATTAAAAAATGGTTGAAAAGATTGCAGACAAATTTACTAACAATGCAGAGTATCTATTGGCAATTGATTTATTAGTAGCATTCATGATGTATTTGAAATATTAAAGGGAGAGAACAACATGAAAATTATAGTAAATGATAATATCTTAAATTATGAAACTGTTAATATAACTTCATATAGTAAAATCACAAATTTTGAATTTTCCTATAGTGATAGATACAATCAAAATAAACACTATGTTGTTAAACGTGATAAAAACAGACATTATTATTTCCAGGAATTTATATATTTTAAACCAGTATCAAAAGTAACCAGAGTTTACAAAAATTTTATCGAATCCGTTTTAGATATTAAAATAACTATTCAAAAATAGGGAGGAAAGCAACATGAACGCAACAACACAAAAAGCACTTGAAAAGATTTTTATTAAACATAAAGTTAAATTGAATCACTTGATTTTTTCCAGAGATGAAAAATTGAAGCTTGAAAATAGATTTAATAAATTAACAAAACAGGCAAGCAATAATTATTACAACATCTATATCCATGGTTATATATATAGCCTGGTCGATTGTGGAATTATAACAGATATAGAAGCATACCATTTAAAAAAGTATTATATATATGAGTATGTTCCATATAATCCGGAAGTATAGGGAGGTAAAAATAATATGAATGAATTTAAAATCACTTCTAAAAATTGGAACCTAAAAAACATAGCAAACTTCATTTTTAATGAATGCTCACAAAACACATTAACAGGTCAATGGTTAATAACTTTTGATGAAATTGAAAACAGATATAATATAAAACTCACTCAAAAAATGATTAATGAAATAGAAACAATCCTATATAAAATTTATGGCAATGCTATTTTAGATACAATTATCACAAATGAAGGTTTTGACGTAAATATAGGCGGTCTTTATTATGAATCAGATTATGAAGAATATTTAACAGATGAGGAGGATGAATACAATGTTTGATTTACCATATTATAATTACAAATATGAATACAATTTATTTAATCACAAATACAATAATATTGAAGTTAACAAAATTTGTAAAACAGTATTCCAGGCAAGCGAAACAGAATTGAACAAATTATTTAAACCAGAATATAAAATACAACATATTTTAACAATCAATTACAATAACAATAAATCATTTATAAAAATTATTTGTGAAGGCTTTTTTCCTGCTACTATAGCAAAATGTAAAATATTAAATGGTATCATGAAAAAGTCAAACGTTGCATATAATTCTATTTTGTACGATATTATAACATACTTGAAAAACACTATTGAAAACACAAAAGAAGATAAAATAAAAAACAGATTGGAAAGAAATAGAAATTTCTTTGCTAAACAATATTTATTAAAAAGACGATAAATAAAATATTTTACAAGCTGCTATTTTTTAGCAGCTTTTTTTTTATTGCCTGTATTCGATCCGGATTATATGAACGATTATTCAAATATAATACTTTAATATGTGAAAGCAAGAATCAACAGTATTTTTGAATCACAATTTTATTAATTTGTCAATAGGTAAACGCAATATTTTTGTGAAAAATTTGTGAAAAATATAGGTTTACACTTTTTTCTTGCAATGTTACATATTTTTTACTTGACAAATTTTTATATATCTATTTAGTTTATTTTATAATATATATACGAAAATATCGAACGTCTAAAATCGGCTGTAATGCCTGTAAAAAGTTTTCTTAATATAAATACTTGCGTAAAACCAGATCGACGTTACAGACCATTTTGGAGCGTTTTAGAGGTATTTGTTCACTTTAATATATTAAAGTTTCCTATTTTGCGATATTTTAGTAAAAGTAATTAAAAATTTTACTTGACAAAATAATAAAAATATGCTTGTAAATGCAGTTTCTATCCTGGTTTATTATGTTTTTATCGTTTTTGTAGTTTACTATAATTAACACAATATATAGTATTAAAGTAAATAATTTTGCAAAAATCACTTGACTTTTACTGTAATATATACTATAATTACTATAGTAAGAATGATAAAGAAATTAAACCAGGAACAAAAGACAATTCAAAAGGAGGAAGATAAAAACAATATTTTTTTGATATTAATATTAACTATAATAAATTAATAAAGGAGTGAAAATTAAATAAGAACAATAACAAAAACAATTAATTTATATCAGTATAGCGAATTGAGCGAAAAAGCAAAAGAAAAAGTATTAAGTGATTTACATAATATAAATACAGATTATGACTGGTATGATTTTATTTTTGATGATTTTATGGAGAAATGTGAAAACTTAGGAATCACAGTAAAATACAGCGATATTGAATTTTCCGGTTTTTGGAGTCAGGGAGATGGAGCTTGTTTTACTACAAATTTTATAGATATTAGAAAAATTATCGAAGTATTGAAAATTGAATTTAGAAATGATTTTTTAAAAAACTTATTCATAGATTATTTTGACACATACAAAATTATAAAATTATCAAATTACTATTCACATGAATATACAGTAGCCGTACATTATGAAGATGAATTTAATTATAACCATGGTGGAAGTTATAAAAGAATAGCTGATTATTTAGAAAGCAAGGGAGAGGAAATAGAAAACAAATTAGAATCATTAAAAAATCAATTATGCAGCAAATTATATAGCGACTTACAAGACGAATATGAATATTTAACAAGCGAAGAAGCAATAATAGAAACAATCGAAGCGAACGAATACGAATTTACCGAAGAAGGTGAAATTTACTAATATTTTTTTACAAAAAAGATTAACTTTAATAACTTAGATAATATAAGGGAGGAAATAATATGGATAAATTACAATTAGTAAAAGAAAACTTTGATAATTTGCATGAATCGGAAAAGATTGATTTATGGAATGAGTTTTGCGACAAACACTATTATTATAGCGATAAAATTTATTGCCTTGACGGATATACACTTGAGGTGTTTTTTTCAAATATAGAAGAGTTTGCAGAGAGTGTAAGCTCAAGCGATCATTTTAACTATAACGATAATTATTTTAAAGTCGGAGATGTTTATAATGATATTTTAACAAGTGATTATTTTGAGGACTTAGCTGAGCCAGATAATGATTTTTACGAATTTATTTTAGAAAAATATCCTGATTTTATCGAAGAGGAAGAAGAGGAGGAATAAAAAAAATGTTAAGAACAAATAGCAAAAAAGCTATCGAAAATATCAAACAATATATTATGGATTGTACCGACTCCTATTTTGACGACGCTGCGCAATGGGCCGCTGAAAATAACGAAAACTTTAATTATAAAAAAGACAGTTTTCCAGACAGAGCTGCTTTTATTCTGGAATGCATGAAAGAGGAAAAAGGATGGATGTTTAATACTTATAAGCAAATTTCACTTTATGAAGTTTTTGAGGATTGGGGACGGGGACTTGCTTGTGGCGGTTTATTTGACTTCTTATTATGCCAGGCTGTTGACGACTTGGGCGCAATTCTGGAAGAGTCAGAGCAGGAGAAAAACAAATTCACACAGGAACAGGCCGAAAAAAGATTATTTTACTTACTGTATAGAGAAATTACAAAAGGCTGCGAAAAATATAAAAATGGAGGTAAATAAAAAATGATTGATATTTATAGCTTAATTAGAAATTATTATAAACATAATCCGGAAGGTCATTATTTTGACAGAGATACTTTAAAATTTTTTGGTGAAAGAGTTTCAGAGATGAGAGTATTAAAAAAGATAGCTCACAAAAAAGATTATAGAGGTATTGACCATAAATGTTTTGTTGTTAGCAGTATTCAACATAATCTTAATAATTCCAGGCATTATGCATACTTCGATATTTATAGTTTTGAGGAAATTCAATAAAAGGGAGTAAACAACATGAAAATATATTCTGTTATTATGGGAAGCTTAATTACATTTATTAACAGTAATTTCTTTTATGGTTTAATTTGTGGTTATTGTTTATATATAATTTTATGGAGCTAATGGAGGTTTATAAAATGGAATTTATCAAACTAAATAGAAAACCTTTAAAAGTTAGAACACAATCAAACGGAAAAAATTATTTTAGATTTAAGAATAAGAAATATTATTTAGATACTTTTTTAAGAGTACATAATAATGCATGGTTTAAAGGTGAAAATTATCCAGATTTTATACATGGAATAAGGAATGATTATTATAATTCCTATTGTTTTACTAATTTATGTATAGAGATTATCGAAGGCTATGAAATTTATGTTAACGTTTATGAATTAAAAAAGGAACAATAAAATGATATTTACTATAATTATCGGTATTATATTATATTTAGCTTTTTGCGACTATTGAAGGGAGTTTATAACATGACTACTTATGAAGCAATTAAAAGTTTAAAGTCTTATGAAACAAAAATGAAATATAAAAGAATGAATACAAAAGAGTTATATAAACATATTAGCACGTTTACAATTTATCAAATTATGGAGTTAATTGATTTATTATCAATGTTTAGTGAATTAGATGATGAAACTCCAATAAGAGTTTTGGATATTTCAGAATTAGAAGATTACTTAGAAGTCAATTATTTTGATGAAGAGGAAAGCCAGGAAGTTTTGCAGGAATCGAAACAAGATAATTATAACTATTTTTCTTTTGACTTTTCGAATGGATTTACATTTTATAAGGATGAAAAAGATTATACAAAAACGCTGCTTTCATATTTACCGGAAGTTATGGAAGTATTAAAAAGTAATATTGATTTAATTGAAGTGACTGATTTATTACAAACTTATGAAGATGAATTAAATTATAAAAATTATATAACGTTCGGTTCTGCCTGGAAAAAGTACTGCAATTATAAACCATTCAGAGCCTATATGCAGGAGATAAAATAAAACTGAATAATATAAAAGCCTGGAATCAATCCAGGCTTTTTTTTATTGCTGCTTTTCTTTTCTGGCAGTATGATCCGAAACTGTATAAATTTTTCGTACAATTAGAAAAATAACCGATCTTGTAAAATTGCTTGTAAGGCGTTCTATAATATTGGTTAATAGTTTTATATGCCTTGTCTTTTTTGCGTTCGTGTATGACGTTCTATAAATCACTTATGACAGCGATATATAATTTATATTAAAAAATGACAGTATAGCCAATATAATAGCTCAAAAACGATTTTATGACGTTTAAAGGCTATTATATTAGCTATTCTCTATTGTGTTTATATTGGCTATTTTACTATGTTTTAGTAGTTTGCAGAATGCAAGCAGCTTAATAAATCACTTTTTCTATTTGTTTACTATGTTTTAAATCTCTATTATTCATACTAATTTACTATACTATACTTTTCTGGTTTACATTTCCTATTATTTCTATATGAATAATATATTATACTTTTTGGTTGAAATCCTATTATTTCTATAGGAATACGGTATTATACTTTTTGGTTGAAACTACCTTCCTGGCAATTTAGCATATAAGCAAATTTTAAAATTGCTGGAAGGTAGAAATTTTAGCATATAAGGACTTTTTAAAATTGCTGGTGGTTAGCGGCAAAGATTTTTGAGATCAACGTTTGCGTCAATCTGATTCCTGAATTTGTCATAAGCTCCTGGAATAGATTTTAACGTACTTACCAAGATACGGATGATTTCTTTCATGTTCTGGAATGTTCCAATATTCGATTGGTATTTTGCAATATCGTTCAAAAGGTTTTGTTTCCTTGAGATTAGCTTCTCCTGTAATGCTACCATATCCTGATATGGTTCATCAAGTCTTAATTCAGCTTTGTTTTTAGTTTTTTCTGTTTCAGTTAAAGCTTCTTGCAAAGTATCAAGTCTTGAATCAATCGTATCAATCAGTTTTTTCATTTCGTCATAAGGGTCTACTTCATCACCAGATGTTTCTTTTACAGGAAGTAATTCAGAATTTTGTTTCCTGAGATACCTGTGTACAGTCATTTGAGAGATAGGCTCTTCACCTTCCGGTAAGAATTTCTCATTGATAATCTTTGCGATCCTTGCATAACTGTACTGCTGCCTTAATTCGTTTACCTTTGCTGCAAGTCCTAATTCGTCAATACGTGTATTTGACATACTATCACTCCTATCTGAATTTCATTTTTGATTTTTCTTTCTCTGAGAGATTTCTCTATTCTGTTTTTGTTTTTGATTTTTGATTTTTGAAAAACAAATTGATTTTGGTTTTGGTTCACATACCACCATAATAAATTGATTTTGGTTTTGATTTTCTTACCTTCAGAATAAAATAGGCTATGGTTTTGAGTTTCATTTTTGATTTTTAACTTTCATAAACAATTTATTTCTTGACATATCCTATAAGAGTATATATAATAATATACAGGAAGAAATAAAAGAAATGGAGGTCTAATCATGGATGAATTTTTGAGGAAGATTAAGATTACAAAACCTGAGAACACTTATAAGACTTATCGGAATGCTTTATTAGCGTTCTTTCCGGATGGTAAGCTCAATTTAGATTTTGATTTTTTACTTTGTGCTATTGAATCATGGAAGGTCAGTACCAATACCAAGGTTTTGAGATGTGCTATCCTAAAAACATTTTTGAATTATTACAGGAGATCACATAATATTAAAAGGTATGATGATATTCTTGATTTACTTTCTATCCAAAGAGAAGAAAAGATTCCGGAATGCGTTACATTAGAACAGTTCCAGGTTATTATTCATCAGAAAATGTCATTGAGATTAAAAACGATTTTAACTCTTATGTATGAAAACGGCATGAGGTCTGATGAAATACTCAATCTTCAGATTATGGATTATGATTCTGAAGAGAATACAATCATTATTACAAATCCTAAGAACCATGTAGACAGGATTATTTATTTAACCGATTTAGCTTCTCAGCTTATCTCTGATTTAATTCATACTTCTAAAGTCAATTCCGACTTCATTTTTCATACCGACACAGGAAATAGAATTGCGAATAGGAATTTACGAAAAGAGGTTAAGAATATATGTACCAAAGCAGGATTCCCTGAGTTACATGGTCATTCTTTCCGTCATGGTTCTGCTAAGTTCCTTCTGGATCATAATGTAAATCTTGCTAAAATCCAATCACATTTAGGTCATTCAAGTATTACCACAACTCAAAGATATTTAAAGATTGACAGGAAAGCAAAAGAAGAAATCAAAAACCTGTTTAATGTTATCGCTTAATTTAGTTATAGAAAAGAGGACTGAAAAGCCCTCTTTTTTTATGCCATAATCGAATCTGCATCATAAGTATTGAAACCATCAGAAATAATATTTAATTTTTCTAAATCGCACTCTTTTAAATACCAACAATGTTTAGGCTTTCCAGTTCGTTCTCCTTTAACTAACATTGTTTTACCAAGATCGCCATTATGGAGAAAGCTATAAGATGTATCAAATTCAACTAAATAAAAAATATCTGACACTCCTTTAGAGATATTAATGATAGTTCCATAATGATTGTATAAGCCATAATTAAGTGCTGAACATTTAACTCTATCTCCGATATTGAATTTGTATTTTTCTTTTTTGATACGTTTTAAATTAGTGCCACTAACAATATAGCAATCTTTGTTATTGTTTCTACCATGACTCCATCCATTATGAAAATCATCAAAACGTACTGTAACTAAGTTACCAGTTAAATATAAAACTGTTCCTCTATATCTTTTACGTGCATCAAACACTTCTGTATATACTCCACCTCCGTAACGCTCAAAATTAGCATTAATCAATTCTACTCTATCGCCAGTTTTGAATTTAGGTGTATAGATAGTAATATCTGTATTGTTTACATGAACTTCATTATGATACTTACCATTTCCAAAAGTATAATTATCAAAAGCTATACCAATACAGCCAGTGTCAAATCCAGCTTTAATAACTGTGCCAGTCATGCCAGCATAAAGTTTGTACTGCCTATCGTGATTATCAGGATTTTTACAAATATAAACAACTCTGTCACCAACATTAAATTTATGCATATATTATTCCTCCACTGTATTCTTATCAATAATTGCCATGATAACCGCTTTCTTTTCTTCCGGTAATTCAGGAATTTTAGGAAAACATTCTTTTCGTGTGCATTTTTCTTCGCATATAGTACAGATTACACCAGCACCATTACAGCCAGCTAAGTATTCTGGAATACGGCATACCTGAGTTTTCTTCCAAGATGTTTCAGTTCCGTACTTACCTTGCCAACTTAAACCTCTTGGTAATTCCATTTCCATCTCATAAGGACACCCCATAGATGTAGGAGCATTAGGCGTAGCTATTGACTGAGGTTCTTGGAATGTTTCCTTATACGCTTCAACTTTAGTTCCCATAGCAGCGATTACTTTTCCTTTAATTTTATGTAGCATCTCCCATAATGTTGTTTTAGGGATAGCTAAAGATTCACCAATACTATCTAAACTTCTGTACGTGCTTTCATTGAGAATAAAGTATTCATAATCAGAAAGTGCTACACGAATAATCTTATAGATTTCTTCAGCTTCTTGTTGTTTTTCTTTTCGGATCAGGACTTCTTCAGGACTGTTATAATCAATATCATCACCAACATTATAGTTGTTAATGTATCTTCTTGTAATCTTACTATCGTTATCGGCAAATCTGCTTTCGTCATATTTCGCCAAACGTTCTAACATTCCAGTAGCATCTTCGGCAGAAATCTTTTCTTCCCTGGCTGCATTTACGATATTATCAAAGAGATTAATGAGAATTACCTCCCTTCTTTGTTCCGTAAACGCAGACGAACTGTAGATTAATAATAAATGTTTCTCTACCGATAACTTTATTTCCGGTATGGCTCATGCGAATCACTTTACCCCTTGGTACTTTCTGAGAATCCATTTTTGTAACAGTATCAGCATATTTCTTCAGCCATTTAAAGCCATCCTCTTTATTACCAACAATAGAAGCAATGTAGTATTCTGTTTTGAATCTACAAAAGTAATTATGAACCAAAACTAATTTTCTTTTACGTTTCATTTGTTGAGCCGATACCTCCTTCTCTTGTCTTTTTAGCTTCGTCATTATCAGCTACAAGGAATTTAGTAAAGATACCCTGGCATAAACGTTCAATCGGTTTCTCGAAAGTAAGCTCTTTTGCAGTAATCCCAACCATGATATGACCTTCATTGTCTTTGTTATTGTAATAGTCAGAATCAATGATTCCGGTACTGTTTGAGAGCCTGATACCACGCTTAATACCTACGGAACTACGAATGTGAATCTGCAAGTATTCATCATTTTTCATGTAAGCTTTAATGCCTGTAGGCAATACAACTCCGTTTGTATCACGTACTGTTCTTGCTTTGGTCATTTCCCATGCTGTTTCTAAATCAAATCCCATTGTGAGGAAATAATAAGTTTCAGGACAGATTACGCAAATATCATATCCAGCACTATTTTTAGTTCCTCTTTTCGGTAAAGGTAAGTCATATTTGATACAAGAAAGCTTCTCAAATCCCCTATTTTTCATGTTTTCTTTTCTCCTTTTAATTAACTATCAATCAGTAAAACTTCTATGACACCAAGGGCAACCAGTGATAGGATAGCTCAGATTATCTGCTTCATATACCTGTCTGTGACAGGAAGGACAGATACCTCCACTTGGTACAAAGTTAGGAACATTATCTTTCCTACATGCTTCAACCTGTTTTTCCTGGTTAGCTAAAATCTTTAATGCAATTGCGTTATACATTACAAATCAACTCCTTAGCCATTGGCAATGATTCAATCCACTTGCAGAACTCTCTCCACTTTTTAACAGGATGATTTTTGCGCTGCTGATAGATAGTTCTAAGCTGGCGATAATTTGTAGTCATTCGTGCTGTAAGATTGATTGATGGAGGGATATTGTCTAAAAGCACTTCAAGCTCAATTTTCCCTTCTTTATATGCTTCTACATACCGCTTTGCAGTATCAATCATACCAAGGTCAGCATGATCTACAGCAAGGTTTTCTAAATCCATCTTAGTAGCGCAATGCACCATACTCATAGAGCTAACGAAATCTAAGAAATGATACCTCTGTACTTCCGGACTCCAGGCTTTAGTAGTCTTTAAATCAAACTGTACAATAATTCCATTCAAGAAATTATCATGACCACTTCCAATCGGAACTGTAGCAAGCTTGATAGCTCTTTTAATATGCTTGTTATCAAACTCTTTTTTATGTATTGCAATATTTATTTCAGTAATTGCTTTTTTGAAATCCTGTTGTGATACAGGTTTAGTTAACATAGGATAGCCGGAAGAAAAGATACTTTCGGCTAATCCATATACACGAACATTAGATACTAAGTGCTTTTCCATGAACATCCTCCACTTCATCACTCCAGAAATGCTTTAAATAGATAATATTAATCCTATCGCCAGTGTTTATATCATAAGCACTGATTTCTGCATCATATCCATTCGGATCATTATGTTTGATAAATTCAATAACAGCTTCTTTTGCTTTATCTAAGTCTTTGAATACGCCTTCTATAAATTTTTCATTATCAGGGTCTAAGTATTCATTATCATCACGATTGAATGTACAAACTACATATACAATATCTCTTTCTTCCATGTTTACTCCCATTTGCTTTTAAAGTTATTAAAGTTAATAAAAACTCCATAAAGAACCGCTACCAAATTTGATTTTGGCAGTTATCAATATGGAGTTTTAATGGTTTAGTTATTCACACTTGGAATAGCCACATTCGATACAATTAACGCATTTACCTTCAGGCTTCAATGTTCGCTTTCCGCATTCAGGACAGATAGCCAGGTCTTTATGTTCTTCTTTAGCAACCAATACAGGCATTTCTTTTTCTATTACTGCCTTATCCACTTTGCTTTTACCATGCTGCTCACCTAACATCCTATAACTTTCTTCTAATGCATCAGCGATACAGGAAGGACAGGATTTATTGATTTCTTTATGACCATTGCGAATCATATTAGCACATGCAGGACAGATAGCCGAACGAAGGTCTTTAACAATATCCTCTACTTTACCACCTAACCGCAATGCTAAGGAAGTCAACCTTGTGATTGTATTGATATTTGCTTGACAACCGCTGTCAGCACCAACAAATACTTCAAAAGGCTTACCATCTTTTTCATTAACAGTTACATAGAAGTTTCTGACGCAAGCTGTATGGTACACATACGTTCTTCCAAATAAAGCAGGAATATCATTACGTTTTACAGGACTTACAGAATCCAACTCTACTTTTTTCAAGACAGGCTCTTGAGCTTCGTTATTATCAGTAGTTTCTTCTTTCTTTCCTAAGATACTCAGGCGTTTGCAATTTTCTCTGAATACTGTAATACCTTTGCAACCAGCTTTCCATGCCTTGATATACAGATTGAAAATATCCTCTTCTGTTGCTGATTCTTTAAGGTTTACAGTAGAGCTGATAGCATTATCAACGTATTTCTGTAATGCTGCCTGGAACTCAACTCTTTCTTCCGGTTTAATATCATAAGTATCAACTACATAAGGAAAGCGATTTTTGATTTCTTCAATGGTAATATTGTCTGGATCAATACCTTTTACCTTGAGCAAGTGCCATACTGACTTAGCGTAAATATGGAATGTTTTTCCTTCAGCCTGTAACGCATGAGTAGTTCTGTCATAGCTTACCTGGAATACTGGCTCAATACCACCTGTATGACCGCACATTGTACTAATCGTACCAGTAGGAGCAATGCTCAGTAATGAGCCGTTTCCTAAACCATATTTGCGTATTGCATCTTTAGTTTTATTAGGCAAGCTATTCACATAATCTGATTTAAAGATATAATCAACATCAAATTTATCAAAAGAAGCTACTTCTTGCGCTATTTCATTGCTTATCAGGAAAGCTTGCAGTTTCATTGTTAAACCGACTGTTTTAATGAACTCAATAGATTCTTTAGAGCCATATCTTAACCCCAAAGCAATTAAGGCATCAGCTACTCCAAATAAACCTAAGCCAATAGCTCTCCAGTCTTTAATGCATTTCCTGTTTGCATCTAAAGGCTGCATACTGAATCCATAATTAAGTGTTTCATCTAATGCTCTTATACCTAATTCAACAAGGTCTTTAAACTTAGTGTAATCAAAATAAGCAGAATCAGTAAAAGGTCTTTTCACGCAATTATAGAGATTGATAGAGCCAAGATTGCAGCTATTGTATTCATTACCGAAATACTCAGCACAAGGATTGCTTACATTGATTTTATAATCTTCTTCAGGATAACCGGAAAGAATATTAGATCGCCTAACTGTATCAATAAAGATAGCTCCTGGTTCTGCATAATCCCACTGTTTAGCTGCAAACTTTTTGAAAAATTCCCTTGCGTTAATTTCTTTCTCAATATGCTCTCCTGTAGCACCTGTAAAGAATGAGAGCTTGTAATTTTCGTTGTTTTCTACAGCTTTCATAAATTCATCAGTAAACAAGATACTGATATTAGCTGCCTGAATCTTATCGTTATTCTGCTTGATTTCTAAAAATTCTTCAATATCAGGATGGTTACAATTCAAACCAATCAGGAGTGCTGCTCTCCTGTGATTACATCCAATGATTTCTCCAATCTGATTAAACAAATCCATAAAGCTAACCGCACCTGTAGAAGTTCTTGCAGCATTGTTTACTTTAGAATCTTTTGGTCTGAGATTAGAGATATTAAGACCGCAACCACCACCATAAGAGAAGATTCTTGCCATGATTTTACACGTATCAACAATAGATTCAATATTATCATCAGGCATTGGCAAGATATAGCAATTGCTCATACTTGCCTTGAATTTCCCTTTAGAACCAGCTCCATAAAGACTCCTGCCACCCAAGAAGAAATCACCATCATACATAGCCTGTTTAACACGATATTTAATATTATCGCTAAAAATACTGCTTACACGATTAGCAAAATCATCAAAGGTTTTCTCTCCTTCATGGAGATATTTGTCACGAATGATACGCTTGGCAAGTGGTTCTTCATACCAAGCACCGAACATATTAGTATTACTTACCAATGTCAATACCCTCTTCGTCAATTACTGTGATTTCGTGTTCTTTAGTATCTAACTCCTGGATCATATATACACGCTTATCAAAAAGAGTAGATACACCACGCACAATAAATCTAACATTCTCTACCGGACGAGATTCAAACATCCTATAATATTTGTCTTTGCCATTATCAGTATAGTACTTCTCAAATTCCTTATTAATCGTTCCTTTTGAAATGGCGTCTTTTAAATACACATTACGTTTGTCACCGCCAGAGTATGTATTTCCTGCATTTGTGATTTTAACAACTGTATTGATAGGAATAGCACGTTTAGGATATTCACCATCTATTTTCAAAGCAATTTCATTAAAAAACTGATTTTCACATCTTGCTAAAGCAATATCAAAGCCAGTTCTCAAATCAAACTTATCTTCAGGAGAACATTTTGCGATACCAACGTATTCTTTACCATCTTTGACAAGTTTTACGATTACGATATTTTTTTCTACTTTAACTGTAGTTCCGTTATAAGAATAATCATAGGACTTGTCTAATTTTTCAGAACTACTCAAAAACAGGTTTCCACCAGGGCTGCCTACAATGCAATCAACATTAATATTTCCGATTTTACGGCTATCTCTAAGATAACCGAGAAAAATAAATGCATTACCGATTAATTTTTTATTTTCTGCTTTATTATTGACAATAACTTTTTCGCCAATTTTAAACATCAAGCTCATTCCTCCTCTTACAGCGCAATCGCTACATTATCAGCTAAAACTTCATTTGTGTAGACTGTTTTACCCTCTTTATTCTTATAGCTACCAGTCTGCCAAGTACCAGTGATTAAAACGTCAGTACCTTTAGATACATTTTCCATAACCTTATCAGCAAGTTCTTTGAAACACTTAATGTTAAAGTTATTGTATTTTGCTTTATTATCCTTGTCTTTTCCTGCATATACACCAATACGGAAAGAAGCAATGTTCATGCTGCTTGCCTGGTGAATCTCAACATCATTAGATACACGACCTGCCAAAACTACTTTATTTGTGCTATACATATTATTTATCACCTTTTATCTTTCTAATAATTTATTATAAATATCTTCTTTTACTGCAAAAACAAAATCTAAATACCTATTTGAATCAGGACTTGGACTTATCATACTTACGATCTCTGCATCATCTTGAGCAAAGAAGTTTTCCAAAACCTTGAAATTCTTATTTTCCATATCTAAGACTGTATGCCTTGTTTTATGTAAGATAATATCTTGGAATATAGCTTGCGGGATTAGATAACAGAACCCTTTAATGTGAACGATTCCAAATTGTGTAAGTTCATAGAACCTCTTAAACACCTTATATTGTTTTTTCTTATTTTCAATTTTTATGTTCTGGTCTATTAACCCTTGAATATTGAAATCCCCACTGAATTTATCACCAAATTCTTTAGCTAATTCTTTTTTTGAGCCACTTGCAAAAGTCTTATCAATAGGAATGTTCCAGTCATTAAACAGCGCAAATAACTTTTTTTCTGCATATTTACCAGTATTCCTGTTCCGTTTTCCAATGGCTCTACGTTTACTTACCTCCTTCCTGTCACACTTAGTAACTGTACATTGAGAACAAAGGCATTTACTCCTCAATTCTTTTAGGCTTCACTTTCGGATTATACGCCCAACAACAACCTGGTTTTTTAGGGCAATATTTAGCTTCTTTTAATTTTTCAAGCTTGAGTTTTTCGTTTTCTAAAATTTCTGCTTCTGTAAGTTTTCTTTTCCTCATTGTTCCTCCATCATCATTGCTTGTACTCTTTTCACTAATTGCTTCATGCTGCCATTATTATCAATCACAAAATCGCATTTTTCTTTAAGAGATGGAATTTCAATCTCAGATTCCTTTGTGAGAATATCTATGTCATAATATCCATCACGTTCTTTCAGGCGATTGTAGATAATATGATCGGAAACATCTATGAAAACCTTATATGCTTCTGGAAAAGATTCAAGTTCAAATAACCTTCGGCAATCAGTAATAACACATTTGTTTTTATCAGCAAAATGTTTTACAGGATTAACCCAAACATCATTTTTGATTTTCCTCATATCTGTTCCGACTGTCTGAAGCAACAACCTGTCTTTTTTGTCATTGCAAGGAATATCACGATACCTTTTATAAGCCTGGAAAGCTGCTTCGCCTGAAAGACCAACAGCGTTTACCATGAAGCTCATAACGTTCATTACATCACCAAGCCTGATATAACTGCAAAGTATCTTTAAGTTATTACCAAAAGCAACCATTTTGTACCCAAATTGATTTTCAAGAATTGTGCCTACTGTATCTTTACCGGAACAAGGGAACCCACAAAGCAGTATAGTTTTCTTTTTAATCATTTACTCTCCTTCATATATTTCTCTTGATAGTAAGGACAGAACTCATTTACGCTACAATAATCTTTGCATTTCAGATCATTCCATCTTACTTTACATACTGGTGGTAACTCATTTGTCTTTAAAGCTTTCATTAATCTGTCATACTTAGCTTTCATGTACATTCTTATCCAATGTTCGCTGATTCCATGTAGATTGATTACATAACTCATTTTTGTTAATCCGTATGATTTTGCAGTTTTATCTAATCCACCACGAATAAGCATCTGGACTTTGATATTCTTTACTTTCAAGCCAACCTTTTTCATCAGGATTTTGTAATATGACAATTGTTTAGAAATCTCTAAAGTATCTTTAAAACTGCCATCTACCATAACATACTGCCATTTTGTCTGACCTTTTTTAGCACCTCTTTGATATTTACCATCAGCAACCCATTTAAAATGCTTACCCAAAGCTCTTGCAATCCGATACGCTCCAAAGAACTTGAAATCAATCAAAGTCTTTGTTTTCATATCATAAGCATCAAACTGACCGCTTGTAATATCATCCTCAATCCTTACTTCTGAAAGATAATTATTAGGGCAATTACCTTCCATAAGACTATGACTGTTTGTGCCAATCATGCTTGCGATACTTTTATCAGGGTCAATCGCATAGTCATTAGTAATCTCTAAGTATGTTTGTCTTGTGTCTTTAATAAGCTGTGTAACTGAAGGTTTACCATACCAGGCTCTTGTTTTTCCTACTGCTTTAAGCACAGGAAGAACCATGCACCTGTTCTCCATACGGCATTTCTTATAGCACTCCTTGATTTCACACTTCTCACCATCAGGACACTTAAAATATTTAGCTGGTATATTATCACTCCTCTTTTATTGACAGGTCTTTGATTGTACTTTCTTCCGGTATGAAAATGAACTCAAAATCCGTTGCAAGGCTACCTCTCCTTGCTTTACCGATATATACGCATATATGGTTTTTTACATCCATGTACTGATCTGGAGTCAATTTTGGGTCTGAATCCGGTTTCCATGCTAATACAACATAATCACCGCTTGCTTCTAAATCACCTGTTCCTTTTAGCATTTTAACTGTAGGTCTTAGGTAATTATCACCAGTTCTATTGAGCTGTGACAGAATGAAAAGCATCACGTTGAATTTCTTTGCTAATACTTTTGTGTATTTAGCAGCTTTACTTTGTTCTTCAAAAGTATCTGCTCTCAAGTATTGGAAATAGTCAATAATGACTAAATCAGTTTTCCCTTCTTTCCATACTCTTGTATTAGCTAAGGCAATTCGTTCTTCAATATCCTGCATTGAAAGATTACTTGTATCAATAATCAAAATATGTTCTTTCAGTTTTTCTTTAATCTTTTGCAGGATCATAGCTTGCTGACCATTCTTGGCCATTTCCTTTACTTCAAAAATGCTTTTGTGCATCAACCTACCTATGATTCTTTCATAGAATGCTCCAGCACTCATTTCAAGGCTGAAAACAAGTACATTGTGATTCATTCGCACAGCATTATGTAATGCTGTTTCTACCGCAAACATTGTCTTATATGTACCAGGACAACCTGCCCAAAAGACAACATCATCACTCCTTAGTTCCATAGCCGAATCAATACTTGCAAATCCAATCCCTAATGTAGCTTCACCAATTAAATCCATGTACTCAGAAAAGCCATCATCTACAGTTTTAAATTCTTTAAGTATCTCTTCACTGGTTGAATCAATGCTTGTCAGTAGTTTTACATCCTCAATAGCACGATTCCACCTTTTAGCAAGCCAGGAAACTATATCAGCTTTATTAATAGGATTTCTGATATTCTTCAGGAAATCAGATGCAACATTGTATTCCTGCTGTACATCAATACATCCATCTAATAGTAACTTTATTGCTGCAAACTCAATTGGTATAGATTCTAAAGATTCAATTTCATATCCGGCTACAAGACAATCATCAAAATCTTTACAGTCTTTCGGCATTTGAACAACTCTTACATCAAGCTTAGGAGCAATGGTCTTGAACTTCTCCATAACACGAGGTATTTTACTTTGTCCTGCATTATCACCATCAGGAGCAAACATAATCACTGTGTTAGGATTGTATTTGACCATATCCTTTATATCGCTAATCTGACCTTTAGTTAATTCGCTGCCGCAATATGCCACACAAGCCAATCCTTGCTGATATGCTGCCATGCAATCAATGTACCCTTCGACAATATAGAGCTTTTGAGTTTTGCTAATCATACTCTTGGCTCTGTACTGATTAAACAGGAACTCTGATTTATCGTATAATTCGTTATTAGTCGAATTAACATATTTAGGCAACACATCAAGGTTTCGTTTAACGAATGCTACGATCCTTCCGTTTTTGTCATGTAAAGGAATGATAATTGCTTTACTTCTGGAATTATCATAGCCAACATAAAAAGCATCTAATGTTTCTTTTGTAATACCTCTCTTTTGTTGCATGTATTCAGCAATAACAGCCTGTTTAGAGTAACATTTGTTAGCGATAGATTGATTCTTTTCATATAGTGTTTTTTGTCTTTGATAATCTTCATCTTTAGATATATCAATGTTTGCTTCTCTTGCTAACATTTCTATTGCTTCAGAATAAGATATGTTTTCCAGTTCAGAAACAAAAGTTATAATGTTGCCGCCTTTACCGCAACTAAAGCAACAGAATGAGTTATCTTCAGGATATACAGCTAAACTGTTTGTGTTCTTCCCTCCATGCAGAGGACATACACCACGATAGGTATTACCGCTTTTCCTTAATTTTGTGATATTGCTGATATAATCAACAATATCCATGTTCTCAATGATTGAATCTACTGCACTTTTCATAAGAAATCTTTCAAGTCAAAATCTTTGTATTCTTGAGCTTGAAGTTTAGAGGTTTCCTCCTTTCTTATACACTCCATTTTTTCATCACGATATTTATAGGCTTCTTTTATTGCCTGGTAGATACTCATACTTTTGTAATCAAGATGTTCAAAGTAATCTTTAACAATCACTAAATCCTGCTCACTAAAGCTATTAAGTATTGCCTTTTTAACTCCCATCCATGCACCCCAATTAATTTTCTTGTTGATAAGAAACTTATCTTTGTTGCATTTCAGAAAGTAGAGCCTAATTATCAGATTTACTCTTTTCTCCGCTGGTAGCTTTTGAAACTCTGCTGCTTTTAGGCTTCGGAGGTTTCCGGATCGTGATGTATTTTTTGTTGATTTCAAACTTTGCTCCGAACCTTGTTCGTTCAACACACTTAATCCCCTTCCTTAACAGCTTATTGATTTCTACATTATCAGCACACCAGACAGTAGCAATATCAGATGATTTATCATAATTAATGACTGTTTCCTTCTCTTCAGGAGTCAGCTTTACCATCCTGATTTTCTGAGCAGGAACTTTTTTCTTTACTGCTGCTGTTTTCGTTTTAGCTGTTCTCAAGACAGTTTCAACTCCTCAACCGCCTTCTGGCATACTGCTTGCATTTCTCCCTGTTTACCAGCAGACCATACTACATAGTTTTTGTCTTTTTCTGCAACTTCCCTCAGAGTTTTCCCTTTATGCTTACCGAAAGTGAAAACCGTATCTAAATAATCAGCAGATACTTTTTCTTTGTCTACAGGCTTCTCTTGTTTCAATGCATCAGAATGAATATCGTCAGGATCGGATTCCTGGCTACCAAGCCACAACATCTGTTTCTGCAAGTACTTGAATGCACCAGTTTCAGCTTTATAAATACCCTTGTCACCGCTATCAGAACCTTGACCACCCATGGTCATATATTCGCATTCGCCTGTATCTGCATCTGTCAGCTTGTACTGAATAACTACAGTAGTAAGACCATTTTCAACTTTTTCAACTTTAAACTGTACAGGAATGATTGTAATATTATATTTCAGCAAACCTTCACGTACAGCAGCAGTTACATCTTCTTCTTTCTGGTAGTTATAATTGGTGTTCTTAAATGCTACTTTGCCTTCTTTTTTCACATAAGAAACCATTTCCATAACTTTTAAGATTTTCTGGTGTAAGTTTAATGGCTTTTCTTTTTTTACTTCGTCATTAGTAGTTGTTGTGGTTTCTGCAATAACTTCTTCAGCAACAGTTTCTTTTTCTACAGTTTTTTTAGCTGTCATATTTACTCCTTTTAATTTAAATAGTAGTTAAAGTTAATGTTTAGGGCAATAAAAAATCAGGATTGATCGCTTTAAAAGAATAACGATTCCGCTGATAAGCATTGTTTTCTTTCTTAATCAAGTCAAGCTCCTCTTTTCTTAGCCGGAATACAATACCCTCTCTTTGCTGTTTATCGTTCAATTCTGAATATGCTCTTGACATTTCAATTAAATAATCAACATCATTTTTCATAATGAAGTTTTTGAAAATCAAGGGAACTTTAGGCAATCCCATAAAGTCAACAATCTCAGCACCTAATCCCTCATACGGAGAGAACTGTTCTTTAGTTTCAAGATTGATTACATTAAAAACAGCAAGGCAATTAGTATTGTCAACTTTGTATTTATTTTTCTGTACCTTGCTACCATAAACTTCACCTTGAATCGCAAATTCAATGCCAAATTTTTCTTTTGTGGCTTTCATCTTATTTTCCATGTCATATTTATTAAAGACAACGGCATAAGGACTCTCTTCATCTTTGTTGGTTAAATGATTTCTGGTACAGATACCGACTTCATCATCACGAATAAAACAAGTAAATGATGTTCCATCAACTTTTTCTGTAACGATAAACTTTTTACCAACATATCTATCCAAATCAAGCAAAGTCTGAACACGCTCTTCATCTGTTTTTTCGATAAAAGCAGGAAAACCACCGATACTCTTAGCTACTCCACCTTTATAGAACTCAACTTCCGGAGGTTCAAACTTTGTAACTCCTAAACCAGCAGTTACATCAGCTCCTTCTAAGATAGATAATGGCATTACTAATCCCTGGCTTAATACACCACGAATCTTTTTAGGTTTAAGTGTTTTAATCTTTCCTTTAGAGTTCCGTAAGAAGTCAAACTCTTCTCTATCAGGGCAAATACTGTCAGGCTCAATATAAACTACTAAATCGCCTACTTTAAATTCGCCTTTTCTGATTACAACATCCCAACCTAAAATCCTTGCTAATTCTACAGCATCAGCATTTTCGATAGGTTTAATATCTTTAATGCGCTGTACACTTGCTAATTTTCTAATGGCTATCACACTCCTTTTTTAAATCAACAATTTCAATCTTATCAAACCATTGCTCCATTGCTAAGAAATCATTAATATAATTCATTGCCACCTCCATATTTTCAAAAGTTTCCTCAACAGGAGTATTGGTTTTGTGAAAAGTAAGTTTAACTAAAATCATTGTCTTTGTTTACCTCCCTTAGCTATTATATATCCTTTAATAAACTTTGTCAAGTGTTTTAAGTAAATTTATTTTATTTTTAATATCGAACACTTGTTTTGTCGGTAGTATGATACATCATTTTTTTAAGATTGTCAATACCTTGCAATTATCTTTTTATTGTGTTATATTATCTTAGCTAAGTTATTTAAATATATTTGATAGCGTAGGTGAGTAAAATGAAAATAAGATTCAACAATGATAGAAACTGCTTAGAAACGAACATGTATTTTAAATACGATAATGGCAAAAGAGGTTCAAGGATTATCAGAGGTTCTTCCAAACAAGAAATTGAAGAAAAAATTTCTCAGTTTAAAAAAGAACTTTCTGAATCATCTCTCTTATCGCCTGGAATTACATTGGAAAACTGGTTCAGGTATTATACAGACCATATCTGCATCAACATCAATAAGCCAAGAACGATACAGAACAAAAAGAACATCTTTAAGAGCCTACCGGATCATATTAAGAAAACACCAATACAAAACATGGCTCCAGAAACGCTGCAAATCGTTTTTGACGAACTTTCTAACAGATATAGCCAGAATACCATTGCCATACTTAATGAAATCCTTAGAGCCTGTTTAAACGCTGCTGTAGAGCTTGGAAAACTAAAAGAGAATCCACTCAATAAAGTCAAGCTCAAAGGATTCACTGTTGGCAAGAAAGTATTGATTACTCCTCAAGACCTTGCGAAAATCATTGAAACAATACCAATCTATAAATTCAAGATGTTTGTATTGATTGTGTATTATAGTGCTGGTAGATATAATGAAGTAAAATCATTAAAGAAATCAGATTTTGATTACGATAGGAGCTTACTACATTTCCACCAACAATATTTTAAGCTCAATGACAGTGTTACTGAGGACACATTAAAAACGCAAAAGTCGGTAAGAACTGTAAAATTACCTACTTTTGTTTCGGAAAAGCTTAAATGGTACATTGACCATGATGGAACAGACTGTGAATACATCTTTCATAATTACGGAAGGCTGTATGGACACAGCGGCATAAGACAAACACTTAAAAAATATTTCAGGAAAGCTGGTTATCCTGACTTATCAGCAAGACAATTGAGATCATCTTATGTTAAAAATGCTGTCAAGAAGAACATCAGCTTAAAGACATTACAAAAGATTCTTGGTCATGCTAAATACTCTACAACTGCTGATATTTACGGCAGTATCGAAAGTGAAGATACCTACTATGTTGCTGATACATTAGAGCAAGACAAAGATATATTTACAAACACATAATTATACATAATATATTGTATAATTATTAGTAAATGGAACATATTCTTGGAACATATCATGCTTTCGTTAAATCGTGATATACGATTCTCTTTATTTTGTCTTTACACTCAAAACAATGGTTTACAATCTTAGCAAATAGCATGGTTGACACATTCTTATAATGTAAACATTTTTTCATCACTTTTTTATAACACAAAGTGATTCATATTGAAACACCCTTGCTATGACTGGATTTATAACGTCTTATAAAATTTTGGAACATATTTTATATGCTCAAATTTACTGAACTTGCATAAATTTTAAATTTTAATATTGCTTTAAAGTGAATTAAATGGTATAATGTCAGCAAAAGGAGGTTATAATCATGGCTAAAGGTTATGGAAATATTGATAAACATTATCTCGCAAGACAGCTTCGCAACATTAGAGAGGAAAAGGGATTGACCTCACAAGAAGCAGCTAAAAGAATTGGAATTTCTGCTGCCGCCTACTCAAAATATGAAACTGAAAAAATCGCTTCGCCAACCTTTAAATTCATTTATAAATGTTTAGAAGCATATCCTGATAAAACCGAAAAAGATTTTATCAAAGAAAATGATGTTACCACTGATGGAGCTAAATCAATTCTTTCTGACGAAGTTAAAGCCTGGATGAAAACAAGGGAAGGCGAAATCTATATCATGCAAGCTTATGTTGACTGGCTCAAAGACAACAATAAACAATAACCATTTTACCACAAAGACTGTCTTTTGACAGTCTTTTTTTAATGCCATAATGCACTAAGGCTTTTCATCATTTGCTTGAAGTGTAAATGAGGTCTATATCTGATTGGGATTGTTGTTCTACCGGCCTGGTTTTTTAAACCTTGTATTTTCTCAAATTGAGGTTTACCAAGATATATTTTACCAAGCTTACCAAGATATATCTTACCATCTTCAGTAACTCCTTTAACAATAGTTCCTAAGATGATTCCTAAAAGTCTTGTGCTTTCTTTTTGGTCAAGACCTGTTTCTTCACTGATCGCATTGATTACTTCCTGAGTGCTTACTGTATGAGTTGTTTTCTTTGCTATTATACATCACCCCACAAATCATTACCATCACAAATTACCTGACCCTCAAAACAAATTGTATGCGGCAATAGTTTCCAGCATACATATACTGCTTGAAATGGAGGAGAAATTAACTTTCTATCATCTGTACTGATAAACTTCGTTCTCCCATTAGGTACTAATATTTGAATATGATTATCACGAAACATTGCGAATCTCTTTTTGCTATCAAAGATACCGTTCATTCCGACAAGCATTGCAAAAGGCTTACCTAAATCAAATAGTCTTTGAAATACCTTTTCTTTCACGCTATATGGAGGATTACTTACTATCATGTCATAATGTTCTTCTGGTTCATACTTAAAAAAGTCTTTACCTTCGGCTATATGACTTGATATTACGTTAATACCCCCCCCCCACTTAACACTTTTACATATTGACTCTCTGGTAAATCAAAAGGACACCATACTTTACTACCTTTAGGAATATAAGGTAATATCACTTCTACCGCATGTTGTGGAGTGTACCATTCGTCATTTTTACTAAGTTTAGTAACATAATCAGTAAATCCCATTGTTTTCTCCTTAATATCGTTCTTTATAAAGATTGATAGTATCTTTCCATTCATTAATTGTTGCTGTTCCTATTAATTCAAGTTTTCCGCTATACTCAGCAAATCTTAGTGAAGCATTTTCAGCATTATGGCTTTTCGCCCATTCATATAATTCTTTTATAGATGTTCCTGGTCTTATATGAAACACAGAACTTGCTCCATAAAACTGATTCATTCCTCAATCTCCTGTTTCAACCACGTAAGTACAGCATCCGGTTTTGTTGCACCATTTCCAAATTCATTTGCAAATTCATAATCAGGCTCTCTATGGCAAATACTGTCAAAAATTAATTTTCTTGAGTGATCTGCAATAAATTCTGCAAGTACTTCAGGACTTGAGATAATGCGCTGAAACCTGGTCTGCTTTTGTTTCTTTTCCCAATTTAAAAGCTTCTGCCAATGATTATTAAACAATGTTACTTCATCATAGTCACAGTTATGAATCACATTGTCGAACATTTTAACTGCCTTGCTTTTTCTAAACTGTTCATAGGTGGTTACGCTACCTTTTCGCATGACCAAAGTATATAAAATATCCATTGTATCTCCTTTACCAACTTTTTCTACTTATCTCTACTTATTTTAGCTAATGTTAAAATTGTATCAGGTGTTTCTTTCGCTTCGACATACTCACCATCTGCAAAATTAATATATGTAAACTCTCCAGAGCGTTTCATTGATGTAGCCTGTCTTATATTTACATATATTTCATCATCTTTTACATTGTGTACTATTATCCAAAGCATTGTTATTCACTCTCCTTGCACCCGTTCCACTCTCTAACAGCTTCTAATCTACTATCGGCTTTTAACGGATATTCCGCACCGCAATCATTACATATTGCGTACCAATATTGCCCTGTATAATCGCCTTGCTGATAATCAAGATGTACTTTTCCACCGCATTTGCAAGTATTAAGCATCATTTGTTCTCCTGTTTTAGCCATTCCAACCATTTTTCATAATTGCTCGGCAAGAAATTATCATCACTGCATTTACCACCAAAACTGCAATTATCGCAAGCTACGATATATCCACAAGGAAACACCTCATGTTTTGCCATAAACTCTGCCAATGCTTCAGGACTGGATGCAACTTGATCAAAATTTGTTTGCTTTTGTTCCGCAAGCTCTCCAGTTCCATTACAATATTCACATGGTCTGTAACCGCCTATTTCTCGCATATATTCACCTTTACCATTACACCTTGGACATTCAATCATGATGTTTCTCCTATTCTTGTTGTATCATAATTATTAACGCTCCAACACATAAACAGCTAAATAAGGATATTACAATATCATTGTTCATGATGCTCCTCCTTCAGCCACTCCTCCGCATCTTCTTTGCCTTGTATACAGTAACCAGTATGGCAATATGCTTCGCCATTACTCATACCGCAACGCATACACGCATAGGCAAGATTAGAAATCCACTCCGCAAATTCTTCCGCAGAACAGTTTCTACGCCATTCCTCATTAGTCATTGGCTTTATCGAACAGTAATTATTTTTACCACAAATACATACACCATTAGCGTGTTTACATATCATTACACTTCTCCTTTAACCAATGTTCAACAGAATACAAGCTGTCAATATTGCCATCTTTAATAAACTCCCATATCTTAAAAGCCAAGCTTGAATCATCACACTGACGCATATATTCTGCATTGGTCAAATAGCCTTTGCCATGACATTGTGGACATTCATCTTTTCCAGGGAAGCCGCATTCAACTATGGGGATTTCGCCACTTCCATTACACATATCGCATTTCATTCTTTCCTCCTATTTAATCATCATAACATTCAGTATTTTTCTCTAAATCCGTTTGTAAGGCGTTTTGCTCTACTAAGTTTTCCATATTCTGAATTAAATTCGTCTTTAAATGCACGTAAAATCATATACATCTGCTCTTCAGATGTGCTTTCGACTATCTTTAGCGACATGGTTTGAAACATACCAGCCCAATCATATTTGCTTTTTAATTTTTCTTTGTTCATTTTTCCTGCGTTAAGTATGGTTTTTGATTTTTCCAGCATCTTTTCATTCTATCTTCTATTTTCATATCTTACTTGAATCTCCCCAATTATTCATTTATCATTTCTTTTATCTTTTGCAATCCGTCTTTCATAGCTTTTAGATACCAAATTATTCCCATTACCATAACTTCTAATATCATGGCATAAACCATTAACACTATAATACTTAACACAATATCAATTATTATTTTTGCAACCATTTGAATCACTATCGCTTTCTTCTTCAGAAAAAGCAGCTACTCCAGCTTGTATAAATTTATCAAAATCTTCTCTTTTGATTTCCCATGTTTCAAGCCATTCGTAAAAACTATCTCTGCAAACTTCTTTAGAAATTGCATAAGCGATATTCTCTCCCTTATTCATGTTTCCTCCAAACTTTTACCAATCAGTTTTTTACAGATTTCTGATTTATGTTTTTCTGCTTCTTCTTCCGTTCTAAAAACATTTCCGCAGAACAATAAAGCAAGATCAATAGTATTTCTATTACTGCTGCTCCAATAAGCTTCTGCTACACTTATCGGTTCTGAAGTTGATATAAAAAAGAATCTTTCACCGGCTTTTGGCTTAAATGGAAGTTTGACGATTTCTAATTCGCCTGTGAGTACTGCTCTTGTTTTACAGCTTTGTACCCAACTATATCCGTCTTGATATTCCAAGCCTCCGTTTTCATCAAAGCGAAAAGTTTCGCCAAGTAACGTATCTTTACCTAACTTTAACTTAAATTCTTCCCTAACTCCTACACCAAGTAATTTACAAATTTCAGGTATTAAATTCATTTAGGTTTTCCAACTCCTTCTAATATATTCCTTTTACTAATCTTAAACAGATAAACAGCGTTTTCCTCTAACTGTTGATATTTAGAAGCAAACATTACAAGCTCTAAAGTTTGACCATCAATAAAATCAACTTTTACAAAAGCCATATCGTTTTTATTTTTATCTTTGATTTTTTTGAACTTGATCACAACACCAAGAACATACTGTACGCCTACTTTTTCTGGAAAATACCTGTCCACATTAGTAGTATTATACTGAGCATAACGATTCTTGAATGTCATACCAAGTACTTCAATTTCCCCTTTTACTACATCATAATTATTTGAATTAGAAATTATGGTTTTGATTTCATCAATGCTTTTCTCATACGATTCAATAGCTTCTCTTGCTCTTTCTACCTGTTTAACCAATGTAGCGTATTTTTTAGTTGCACGATTGGCATTCTCAAGCTCTGCACTTTTTGCATATAAATACTCTTCTTTTTTATGCAAATTAGTTTTAGCATTCTCAAGCTCTGTATGATAATCAAGAGCAATATTAAGCATCTCTCCTCTTGTCATATTAAAGCAATCGCAAGCTCCAGCTTTTATCAATGCTTCTTTTATACGTTTGTTATATCCATTTCTATTGAAGAACTCCTGTAAACTATCACCTGGATCATACTCAATTGTGATGTTATTAATCCCTTTAATATAAGTTAATCCCATGATAATTGATTCATAGTCATATAGCTCAAACTCATTATTGCCAAAGCTAACATCAGGAGGAATAATCTTAATTCCCATTTTTTTACATTCCTCAATATATTCGACAACCTTATCAGAATCTCCGATATTGCCATTGAGTAAAGAACACATATATTCCAATGGATAATTAGCTTTAAGATATGCTGTCTGATATGCAATCAAGCCATACTCTACAGAATGAGCCTTATTGAATAGATAACCGGAACACGCTTGAATACTTGTAGCAAGCTTCTGAGCATTTTCTTTACTCAGACCACCATATTCTTGAAAAGCTTTCAGTAAATCAGGGATTAGAGCATCAAGCTCTTCCTTGATTTTCCTGCCAATCGTCTTTCTGATTTTATCTGCCTTACCAGCAGAATAACCAGCAAGCTTCATAGCTATCTCTGTAACCTGTTCCTGGAAAATTAACTGACCATAAGTAGGAGCTAATATTTCATCAAGTTTAGGACTTATATTGTCAAGTAATACTGCCATTGATACACCTCATAGCTCTTTTATAACCAATGTATTTATCATCTTCAGCATCATCTCTTGTCTGGTAGATAATACCAAGCTGCTCTCTGATCTTATCTGTTGTTGTATTTCCATAATAAGATTCAATAACAATTACTTTTTTGATGCTGTCAATGTATGCAATGGAATAATATTTATCGCCAATATTTAATCGCAAGAGTCACCTATGCTAAACCTAATGTAATATTTACCATTTTTCTCAATAAAATGTTCACCATACAAACCATAACCCATAAGTATTGATACTCCAAAAAATTCCCTTCTCTTATTTTTTGGAATATAGCTACCATTTGCTATTGATTCATCATATAATTCTTTTGAGATTTCACGTTCTATTTCTTTCATATTGCTCTCCTTTAATTATTTTATCTACTACCTGATAACTTTTAATTTGCTTTTTAATCCATTCTTTAGCTGTTTCCCCACTTTGGAAATCTTTTACTGCTATAACTTGATCGTCTTTATCATATATTTTCGCTGTATATAAAATCTGTATGGTAGCTCTATATTTGTTTTCCATAATTACTGTGCCTGTTTGTTAATCATATTGTTTATGATTGAGATAATTTTCTCAGCATCTTCTTTGATATATTGCAGATATTTTTCTTCTCCAATTAGCTGATAAGCATAATAATCATCATCTAAATATTTAACTGCATCATATAATCCTTCTTCCATAAGTTACTCCTCACATTCAAAGCTCTGTTCGATTGATTTAATGATATTAATAATTCCAAAGCCATTGTCTTTCATCCATTTTAATCTTGACTTGACAACAGCAATATCGGCATTATCGCTAACAAACATTGCGTCCTTTTTGATTTCATCAGTCATTCTTATAATTGTTTCCATATTCTCAAGGATAAATTTTCTTTCCAATTTCACACACTCCTTTATTCGTAATCATCACACTTACTGGAAAAATCGCTGACAGAATGAATGCCATTGTAATTGTTTTTCAACATTGCTGCATAGCTATTGCTGTACTGATTTCTTCCACATTCAGAATTTTTACAGTCACTTCCGCAAAAACAATAGTCAAAATCAAATAAACGATTTCTTTTTACATTATCATTAATAAAATAGCTATTATTCTTGTTTTCGTTCATATAGTACCTCTCTCATAATCTTTCAATTTATCTTCAGCAGAAAGTAATCTCTTGATATTTGCATACAACCTGTCAGATAAACTCCAACCATCAGAACCATGATTCCTACAGCTAACATCAACACTTTTAGCACCATAATAAGGTTTTCTGTATTCTCTCTTTTTGTTGTTGCTTTTACCTAACCAGTTATCAAACACAATAATCACTCCTTTAATTTACAAAAACATAGGTTTTTAACAATTATGATTTTTAAGAGGTATAAGACTATAAGCAAGCTATGTTATATGTCAAAATACCCCTTGTTTTTATTGATTTTGACAGTAAAATGACCTGTTTATTTATCTAATTTCTTAGATTTTTCTCTTTCTGCTCTTTCCTGGTTACAAACTTTATAAAGATAGAAAAACAAGTCCTCTAAAGCTTGAATCACGGCATGGTCTTTAATCGCTGTTTCGTAAAGCAGTTCATCATAGAATGTATCTATTTTCTGTTTATCAAGCACTTTGCTTCTCCTTTCCTTTTTTAACCTCTTCTTCAAAAAGTTTTGCAAGTTCACCAGAGTTAGCCATAGCAATAGCAGTCCTGATTTTTTCTCTCATTTCGATAGCTTTTTTAGCTCTGATTGCATCCTGCTTTGCTAACTGTTTACTGATCCAAATATCTCTTGCTTCATTACGCTGATTTTTGTTCATTTAATTTCTCCTTTATTCTTTTACTTGCGATATTAAAATATTCATTATCTAATTCCATACCGATAAAATTTCTATTTGTATTGATGCATGCGATTCCTGTAGAACCACTTCCCATACAGTTATCCAATATTATGTTACCTTCATCAGTAAATGTTCTAATCAAGTATTCAAGTAACGCTACTGGTTTCTGAGTAGGATGCAGCTTATTTTTATCGTATCTAAACTCTAATACAGTCAATGGATTGCGCTTACCATCTTTCGATTCAGAAGCTATGCTATGATAATCACCATAGTTTTCTGATTTTCTACCTGATATTGTTTTCTTATAAGGCTCACCATACCAATACTGTTTGTTATAAACAGGCTGTTTCTTATAGAAAATAGCTATTTCCTCATGTGCTTTTAATGGTTTCCTGTTAGCATTAAGAAAATCGCAACCTTGTTGCTTCTTCCATATTAGGTTATATCTCCATATCTTAGGCTGAGATAACATCAAGTTTGCCATAAACAGACCATCACAGAATAAGGCAATTACACCATTCTCTTTAATAACCCTGTTATACCCCCCCCCATAGAGCTTGCATATCAATCACTGAATCCCATTTGTTTTTAGTAGTTCCGTAAGGTAAATCACATAGA